TTTTTATCTACATTTTTATCTGAGATAATCCATTCTACCCACGATACTTTTGAGTTGGTAAAATACACAAAACCAGCGCAAATTGGCTGATTGTTATGCAAAACCATTACTCCTCCTTGTCCATCTTCTGGTAAAAATTCTTTTGGTGGAGGAGTCCAACCCCATTGTTTCCACCAATTTACCAAAACTTCTTCATAATCAGAAGGATTTAATTCTATTATATTAAATTCCATTCTATGCAAAGATACTAATTTTTACGGATAGCTTTTCATTACTTCTGACTCTATAGCAAAGAGTTCAGTGGCTGTAGTGTTTTCATTTGTTAATGTAAATGTGAGTTGATGTCCTAACATTCCATGAGTTTCTGCCTCCATATTTTTGATATATAATATGTAGGGTTGAGATTCACTTATAGTTGTACTTCCAGTTACATTAGTATTTACAAAGATTCTATTTATACCACTCACCAAATTAACTTCTATGTTGGTTATTGTTCCACTAAAACTAACAGTAGTATAAGCTCCTTCAGAAAAATAAATATAATCACCAATACTTACCATACTACCGATTGAAACTAGAGGTGATACCGAAAAATTTAAAGTTAATACATTGTTGCTTTGTGACCATGTAGAAACCTTACCAATACCGTTAGCTGACCTTAAAGCGTACTCATCTGCTGCAGCTGGAATTGTTCCTGTCTTTCTTAAATATGCAAAATATGCTCCTTCTTTTTTCTCAAACCATGTAGAATCAATAAACCCGTCATTTTGTATATCGGTTTGCAGAGTAGCTGACCAAGGAGAATCAGACTCTAAATTCAATGTTTTAAACACTTTGTTCTCAAGAGGGTTTTGATTAAAAACACTTGTTATTTGAGAATTATATTGCTGTCCATAATAGTTGTTTCTTTCTTCATTTGTGTTATGTTTATATAAATTTCCGCCATTAAAACTATATAAATAGTTATTCATACCTACCATCATATCAGGTACATAAGAATAAAAAGATGGCCACCCTTGAACGCTTTCGCTGTATGTTAAAGTGTATTCTATCTGAACAGGAGATGGAACAGGTGGAACTACACTAGGAACAGGAGATGGAACAGGAGTTGGTGTTGGAGGTATAGGAGATGGCCCTGTACATGTTGTAGAGTTAAATATAAAATTATTTTCCCCACCCATGTAACCATGATAGTAACACTCGTAACTAACTACAAAAGGCCCACCTAAAACATTTACAGTTACATCTCCAAAATAATATGTGTAAGGATTTCCATCTAAACCATTTTTAATTCCTACAGAAGATGTTCCACTATATGTCAAAACATTAGTTAGGTTAAAGTTTTGAAATGCTATTGGGTGTGCAGCAGAAATATTTTTTAAAACATAAGTTCCTACAGTTACACCGTATGTCCCATAGTTTGCACCAAAAACAAATTTATTTCCACCGTTTATATTTTGTATTGTAACTTCATCACTTCCTGTTAAACAATATTGAGGAACAGGTTGACTTGGCGGGGTCGGAGGTGTAGGTGGCGTTGGTGTAACTGGTCCTGGAGATGGTGCTGGAGATGGTGCTGGATTAACTGTACCACAAGCAGTATTACAAGATGTAGTTAGGTTATCAGTTTGACCTGAGGGAGAGTTTCTTCTAATACCTCCGTTTGGCCCTGTTATATCAATACAAGGTGCTGATATTTCACCTTCAAGTAAAACAATACTTTGCTTTGTTCCATCACAACAAGTTATAGTCCAATTACATTCTCCACCAATTGCCCCTATAGGACACGACAAGCTGTAAATTACACAAGACATATATTTATTTTAATATACAAATTTACAAATTTAAAAGTTATGTTTAATTTTTAATCCATTCACGTACTAGATTATAAAAAGGCGTGTGAGGGTAGCTTGTAATATCATGATTTGGAAATGTAGCTTTGTTAAATACTTTGTCGACACTGTAATGAACAAAGTAATGATTGCTATGATTATATTGATTATGAGAGGGTATGTAAGTGTTGTCTTGACTAATCATTTTTATTCTATTATTATGACAGGCAATAGAAAACGCTGTCATACACGACCACCACTTCCACATTGGGTCGCAATCTGATTCAATTATTTTTTCAGAAATATTTATTACATCATCTATTATAGCTTTTAATGTTTTGTTTTTAATAAATATAGGAATAAAGCCTCCATTCATATAGCCTTCTTCATTATGATGAAGATAGGGTTGAATTTTATAATAATTTTTTTTTGATGGATTTGAAATAAACATGTGCCAATCTTCATATCCATCATAACAAATAACATTGTCATCGCCCGGCATTACGCTGTCGTATTTTTTTAATGAAACAACGTCCATGTCAGACAAGACTATAACATCATTGTCATCATAGGTTTTTATTAAAGGTTTCAGAGCAGCAAAAACATTTATAACTACACAATTATCGTTTTCACTTTTTACATATTTCCAAATAGAAGGCGACATGTAATAAGGTATACCTAATAAGTTCCAATTTATATCATTGTAGCTTTTATCTGCAAAAGTGTTTTTCTTTACAACTGCTAGAATACTGTTTTGATATGCTTGGTCTCCGTAGATTTGTTTTTGACTAAACGCCCAAAAATTGGCCATCCATCTGTATCTATCATCTACTATTGCTGTGGGTATAAATCTTAACATAATTAAAAATTAATTCCTTGTTGTGCTGGTTCTGGGTATTGGTGTTTTAAATCTATGTCATTTTGAATTAGATTTTTATCAAAATCTTTAAGTGCAAAAGGAAAAGTGATTTGACATTGTAAATGTTTATGTATTGTTAAAGAATTATTTAGAGTTTTAATTATTAAGTCAAAGTCTTTATGTTTAGTATCATATAAAATTAAACCCGTTAAAAACATATCTATTTTGTTTCCTTCATATTGTTTTACTGTATTTAATATTTTACTCATATCAACTGAATACCTTTCAAAAGACATCGAATTATAAAATTCTTTATAAACATCAGCATTATTTTTAAAAGCCAATAGAGGATATCCTTTTATTAATTCAATTAATTGATTTACATGCTCTTTCATAATCATCCACTTATGGTCTATATATAATATGTATTCAGCTTCAGGTTTTAAATATTTTAAAGTTTTTACAAATTTTGATTGTTTACTTCCCTGAATTAAAGACTTAGATTCATTTTGATTTACAAAAAAAACTCGCCATCCTTGTTTAGTAATTTGTTTTGTTTGCTCATCATTTTTTTTCGTTGTTACAACGTAAGCGTTCTCGCAATCTGTATAATGTACTTTCTTAAAATTTCCAAACAATCCTGTAACAACAGCTACTTTTTTCATTAATATCCTTCTAATTGATAATGGACATAAAAGTTTCTAAAAAATTCACCAGCAAAAGGTTCTTTTCTACCGTGCTCGCAAATTGCTGATTCATATAAAATCATATCACCTGGCTTAGCATATACTTTATACCACTCCCCGTCATGACCTTTTATGTCTAAGGGCCAGTCATCTGCATATTTTTTGTTTTGACACCCACATGTTAAGTCTTTGTCTACTATTATTATAGAAGAAATATGATGAGTGTCTATTCTATCTGTATGTTCTTTAAGAGTAGCTCCTTTTTTATAAGACCTTATTCCATAAATATAATTAGGGATTAATTTATGATTACAAAACTCTTCATGAACAGGTTTTAGTTCTTGATGAATAATACTTTTTATTGTAGGTAACCAACCAAAATCCATAATAGTGCTTTCCCCCGGAATCCAGTTTTCTTTATCCTCAAAATTTTCTTCTATTTCTTTTTGTTTTAAAAGCTCATAGCTTTCCTTTATTAAAGACCAAGCTTTGTCAGGACACTTTATTAATTTAAAACCATTAGAAGTGAGTTTTGGTATTTTGGAAGTTTCTTCAAGAGGAATATTTTCATTTACTTTTATAATTTTACTTTCGTTAATTGGAGCTTCTTCTATTTTTTTATTTTTTTCATCTTCATAAAGCTTTGCATCTCCTGCCCCATCCCATTTTTTTTCTCTCCACCAGGAAGTCACTATGTATTTTTTACCTTCAGTAACCGGAACCCCTTCGTGTAGGGTTTCAGGTAAAACTTGATTGTCTTTCATATTAGTCCACCACAACGCTTTGCCAGTTACTGCACTTACTTTTTTATTAAGGTTAGGAAAATTTGTTTCACCTCCTTTATAATCATCGTTAAGATATATCATTAAAGTATGAGTTCTATTGCCAGATGCTTTACAATGCATGTCATACGCTGGCCCTGTAAAGAAATCGTTATGTGGTTTGAAATATTGACCAACCTCATATAACTGTCCTTGTAAAGCCTCACCATTTTCTAAAGGCAAATTTAAATGTTGACTTATTCTTTTATGAATACTTTTTACTATAAAATTTGAAGAGTCTAAATTGCTTGTTGAAGATGTTCTGTGGTCGGTTACATCTTGCCTATCAGTTCCTCCAACAACAACTGATGAACGTGTATGATTAGCATCAATAAGATTAATAATCTCCTTACATTCTTCAGGAGAAATAAAATTGAGTATTTCTTGCATTTGATTTGATTAAATTTATATAAAGGTATTAAAATTATTGTTGCTGACAAATTTCACAAGAACTGAATGATGAACCGCTCCAATACCTTGAGTAAGAGCCGTCAGCTACATATACTGGAGCACCATAAGCAGAGCTACAGCTTGAGTTAGTTCCGTAATAAACTGTAGCTTGACATAAAGAACTGTTGTTGAAGTAATGTGTTTCTCTTCTATCTGAATTACAAGCATTTTGTGCGCTGCTTATATCAACTCCTATATTATTAATTCCAAAACAAGTTGGTGATGGTGGAGGTGTAGGAGAAGGTGTTGGTGTACTTCCCTCACATAAAGAACATGAATTAAAATCATCATAATTTTGATAGTCAGGGCCACTATTTCCTCCAAGAGTTGAATATTCATAACAAACACCTGATATCTTTAATACATTAGGGAACGTAGTGCCAAATGCCCCACTCACATAAGCAACAACATCATTGCCATCACAAATTAAATATTGCGCATAAACTGTTGTTGGTTGTGGTGGTGGTGAAGGCACTGGTGCTGTAGGAGCAGGTTGAAAACCTCCACAACTAGATTGTATTGAAATATACGACACTTCCGAATCATAAAAGTTTGCATTGTTGTTTGTAATTACCCAATACTTAGTTCCATCAAATCCTGGATTACCACCTGATGCAAGACCTAGTAAAGTCATTGCTAATCCATTACCTAAAGTAGGTGCAGTTAAATTTGTTACCCTTACATTGTAAGTAGGACTTCCTTGATAACATTCTTGAATTTCTATATCTTGAAAACTGTTAGGGCTCGGCTGTGGACTTGGTGCGACAGGAGCAGGAACAGGAGGACATCCTGTGCTTGTGCCTACTGGCTGTATATTTTGACATCCTAAACCTTGGTCAGATGTTTGCCCCACGTCTCCACTATATTTATAAAAAACAGGATTACTACCAGAAGTACCATCAACAAATCTTTGATTAGCCGCTGGTTGACTTGGAGATTGATAATAACAATCTTGAGGAGTATTACCGCTACTGTCTGTACAACCAATAAGCCTATAAAATAACTGTGGTTGAGGTGTCGGTACTGGAGTCGGCGTAGGCGTAGGCGTAGGCGTAGGCGTAGGCGTAGGCGTAGGCGTAGGCACTGGTGTTATACCTTGACATTCAGAACAGTTTGCATAAGTCAAAGTAGGTATAGCAACATTACTTGTTGAACCTGTGGTTGACGCACTTCCATAACATATATTGTTATATTTTACCACTGTAGGTATTATCAATCCTTGTCCATCAACAAACCTAAATATTTGTTTTGCAGCAGAATCATCACACTGAGAGTATTCTCTGTATGTAAATGTAGATGTTGGCACTGGAGTCGGAACAGGAACTGTTGCTTGACACGCAGGACAATCTGCAAAAGTTGGTAATGTAGTTATATCAGTGTTTGAAGTTGATGATGTAGATTGTGGATTTTCATAACACTCTCCATCAAATTTTATAAAACCAGGGAAGCTATATCCAATTGCTCCTTTTGCAATCATAAGAATACTAGCATCATTACATTGCTGATACTGTCTAAATTCTTCTGTTGGTGTAGGCGTAGGCGTAGGCGTTGGTGGTACAGGAGCATTAGGGTTTCTATAATCATAAACTAGATAAAGATTATTTCCAGTTGCTGGAACTGTAAATGAACCTGAATATAAAGATGGAGCTTGAGACGTGTTAAGAGGTGTTGAAATAACTTGACTAAGTAAACTTGTTATAGAAGTTATGTCATTAGTAAATACAGTGTCTGTTCTAAAATATCCAAAGCTATTAGCACTTGAATTAAAAACAAAGTCATCAAAATTAAATTTGTTTGCAGCAATAGTCATTACTGAACCATCTGTAGGCAACAAACCAACTCCTTGGTTACCGCTTACTACATTATATTGAGATATTACAAAACTACCCGTACCGTTTCCAAATGGTACAAGGTTAGATTGTGTAGCCGATATCAAACTACCATCCGTCCATGAAGCTTCGTTATGAATAAACTCTCCTGCATTAAGAGTGTCTGTCACACAAATACTATAAAGATTTAATATGTTTCCGCTTGGACAACCTACAGTTATTTCTATTGTATCATCTACCGTCGCAGTAGATGTAACTTCGATTATTACTTGATTTACAGTTGGGTTATTTTTATTAAAAATAAAACTACCACTTGCATATACTATACCGGTAGTAGTTGTTACACCATCGTATATAGCGGTTATTGTATAACCAATCGGACTTAATGTTCCCTCTGTTTCTATTTTCACACCTGCTTCTGTCTCAATATCTTGTGAAGTAAGCTCTGTAATTATATCCTGAGCACCTTCATCAGGTAACACATAAGACACTAAAACATCTCCTACTTGCTCCTCTAAATCAACACAATAAATAAATTCGTTATTAGCCGGGACAGTTATATCTCTAGTAACCCCACAAGCTGTACATTTTGCTACCTCAGGTTTTAATATTGTATTTGAGGTTAATACATATTCATTCATGTAAGGGTCATACCCCCCAAGCTTTTGAGTAGTAAACGCTGCTGTAAATAAATCTCTAAACCAACTTCTCATACCCTCCTCTGAAATAACCTTAAGCTGTTCACTGGCAGCTGAACTTCCGATTAAATTTATTACAGCGCTTCTTTTTGCATCAGTAAAATATTTATGTTCACCCCATACCGCAAAACTTTCTGGATTATTACTTATACCGTAATCTTCTATACGAGCAATTTGTTTTCCTAAAACTTCAGGAATAGCTGTTAATTGACCATTACCACTGGCATCACTTAATAAATCTTTACCTGCAAGAACATAAGAAATTTTATCTTCTTGAAGCACAAGAATATCATCACGTCTTGCGTTTAATATTTCAACATCCCCAAAAGTTTCCTCGAGTGCTTTAAAATTAGCCAATCCTAAATTAAATTCATTTAGTTTATTAACGTTAGTCTCGTCATTAAACACACCGCTATATGTCAAATCTGCAAACCTGTGAGATTTTTGGTAAGTTGTGTTAGAGGTAATAAAAGTTCTATTCCCTAAATTAAACTGACCTCCAAAAGATTCATCTAATATTTTATAACTTTCAACTCCATTTCCAAATGTAAAACAATTAGAGAAATCCGTAAGCACTATTCCAGCTACTTGTGCGCTTATGTCTTGGTTTTGCACATTTCCTAAATGATTTCCCACACTATCTATTTCAAATGATTGAGCACTTTCATACCACAAATCAGGCAATGATTCTTTTGGTTCTGTTTCAAATACAACAACAGAGTCTCTTCTGTATATAGTAAAATCTACCCTTACCTGAGAATCTCCATTAGAACTTTTTGTAGCACAACCTACAGTTCCAGAAACAAGTAAATAAAAACTACCGGGTGATGTACTCGTATCCTCATAAAGTCTATAATAATTTACGTTGTTTGGGTCGGTTGCAGTTGAACCAAACACAGTTTTGATATCGCTAGTCATATTTGAACCACTGTTTGCTTGAGAAGGTAAACCAGCTCCTGAGCTTGTTGCAGTTATAAATTGATTAGAAATATTGTCTGGGGATACTGCTGCGTTATTTTGTATTATTGTCTGTAAATCTTCACCGTCAAAAAACTCTTGGACACCAGCATAAGTATCACTACAAATTATAGTTTGTTCTAATATACTAGTCCTTGCTCCACAATTAAATATTGCGGCTCCTCCGGGTCTTTCTTGTTCTATCCTCATAACCACTCTTGTTCCTATTGGAAAATCATAGTTTGAAGTAAAAGCACCAGAAGGATTTCTTAAGAAAAAAGGATAAGCAAGAATAGGATATCTTCTAGCTGATTTAGCTATAACTGGCTGAACTTTTTCATCTACTATATCATCATCCTCCATAACCGCTTGAAATGCAATATTGTTCAATTTCATGTATACTCCGGCAGGAATATTAGTTATACCAGTGACTGTTATAAAATCCTTTTGTTGATTAACTACTTCTAAAACCGTTGCCTCAGTACATTGATTTAAAGGGCCAGCTATATCTCTTTTAACTATTAATCTATCTCCTTCTTTTGCTTTTCCTATATTGTCACCTTCCAATAAAAAATAAACATTATTACTATTATCATCTTCATAAAATATACTTGTATATATTGTGTCGTAAGTGTCTCTGTCTGCTTTAATACAAAACTTATATCTTGTTGCAAAGCTTGGAGCTCTTTGTGTAATTGGTATATTAACTTGTATTTCATTTTTACTTGACGAAGCATTACACCCAATAAATAAAGTGTTGTTTGTGCTTACAAGAGCGGTGGAAGCTCTATTAAAAGAATCCATATAAATAATTCCTACCTCATAACCTCTATTACTATGAAGACTGCTAGTGTTACCAACTTCAGCAAGAGATGCAGAGAAATTAGTAATTTTATAATATTCCACTAAAGTATTTGTTCCTACTCCTGTTTCTTCATACTCAGCTGCTAATATTTGTAATTGTAATGTTGCTGGCAAAATAACAGAAGCTGCAATTCCTTCACCGGCTGAAGGCAAAGCAGGCGTAGAGCTTGTTCTACCACTTCGATTAACATCATATTGCGTTGCTGCATTTGTTCCTAACTGTCCTTCAAGAGAAGAATTAAAAACATCTGTAAATGTAGTTCCCGCTCCATTTTGAGCATTTGCTAAAGTTTGTATGCCTGAAGTTTGTAAACCAAATTTTGCTATAAAATCATTTTGACTTATTAAATCATTTATAGGTGTTTGACTTTGAGTCAAATCTTGAATAAGTTCATACGTAAAACTTATAGTTCTAGTTCCCGTTGTTTGGTCAGGATTTAAAGCACCTGAACTAAATGAATTGTGTTCGTATGTTATTGAAAAACTTATTGTAGCTCCAACAACTAATTTATCGGTGTTACCGTCAAAGTTAATTCTTAAAGCGCTATTAGGAATAGTATTTACACCGCCTAAAGTATATCCAGAGCTAGCTGTTTCAGCGCTTAAGTTTACTTCTCCCACATCAGATTGAACTAAAGATGTGGTGTATTCTAAAGCTAGTGGTTCATTAAAAGTATCTTTTAAGTCATAACCCTCTACATAGTTACCATAGACTAATCTGTTAGCCATTAAGGTTTGAGCTTTGGCTAAAGTAGGGACATTGTCAAAAGTTCTCAGTATTTCAGATTCTGGTAAAACAGAAAATATTTTACTGTTATCAAATTCAAAAGTATAATTTGTATTATCTGAAAATCCTTTTTCTTTTTTTATTATTCTTTCAATAACTCTAATCGTAGAGTCATTAGCTAATTTGTATAAAATATCAATACCTTTTACTAACTCACTTCCAGAATTAAATGTAACAATTACAGCATTAAATCTATTAGTCATTCCGTCGTTAGCAAAACTTTGTGCACTAAAATTAAAAGGCTTAGGTTGAAATGCTGGCTCACTAAACTGAGAAGTTGCAGAATATTCTGCATTGCTATACCTATATCTATAACCAAAACAAATAAAATTATCAGTTAAAAAAGTATCATTGATTGAAGATTGTATTAACTGTAATGTTGGTGCTTGAAATGGAGGCTGCTTTATTACTTGTATTTCTCTTGCATCAAATTGGTCAATTTGGTTACCTGCTAAATCTGCCTTAGGATTTTCATAATTTCTTTCAATGTTAATTACACGAGGAGGATTTGTGTTATCTGTAAAAAAAAGCAAATCATCTATTTTATTAATACCTGTTATAAGAAATTCAGGATTAAAATTTAATGTAGTGTTTACATTTGTACCATTATCTATACTATATAAGTGATAAAGGATACCTCCAGTTTGTACATTATAAGAAACTATAATATCTAATTTACCTGTTGCTCCAATAGAAAAGTTTGGGTCATGCACAAACCAATATATAGTTTCATTTGCTCCATCTTCAAATACTCCAATACATCTAGCAGATGAACTTAATTTTTTACCATTATAATATTGAATATCTGTTAGTAAAGTGTTCCCTTTTGAATTTTCAACCGAACCAATTTCTGATTGTTCTGTCGAACCTAATCTTACATTCACAGCATTTGTATACTCACCATTAGGTAAAAGCCTTAACTCAAGGCTTTTATTCATACGCCCTCTTATAAAATTTCTTTGAATGTTTGCCATTTTATTTTATCCACTTGTTTTCACCTCTTAGATTCATTAACAATCTACTTGGATGAATATTACTCAGTCTTATTTTTGCGTTTCTAAGTAAAGCTTGTTTATTTTTTCTTGCTCTATTGACAATATATTCTTGTACTCCAAATTTACTATTTAAAAGAGCATATTGAATATAGGCATAAATATATTCTTCAAATAATTTATTTATACTTATCTGAGAATCATTGCCATTTTCCATTCCGTCAGATATATATTGAAGGACACATTGCTTATTAGCCATGGTAGAGTCAAAGTTAATTACACCAGCTTTTTTATCTATAGTAAAAGTAGGATTTATATTAGCAGTTTCTGTGTTTAAACCATATCTAGCGCCTATTCTAGTATTATATATGTCATCATCACAATTAATACAATTAGAACTTGCGTCATCTTCATTGTTTTGATTTAAATAAATACTATTAAGAGCTCCATTTTTTCTTGCTGTATCTAAATCTGACTGTTCTATATTAACGTTATTAGAACTATCATAAGTAAATGTTGATGTAGCTGATTGAATATATGCTAATGATGATTGTACTTGTATATTCTCAGTAAGCTCTCTTAAAGTATTGTTTTCAAACAAATGTAACTTAACCCAATTCACATAATCAGAAGGCAACACAAATCTCAAGTCATCGTAAACAGTTAACTCTAAGGCTTTTATTTCTTTAAAAGCATCATAATTTAATTCTTGTACTGCTCTTTTAGCGTGGAATAAAATTTTATACCTATTAACATTATTCACTAAAGAGTGGTTTCCACTGTACATCAATTGAAAGTTTTTCATTATATCAGTTAATGAAATGTATTGATAAGAACCCCAGTTACTGTCAGTAGGATTTACCCCGTTATTAGTATAATATTGTTTCTGATTTATATAAGCCATAATTATTTTTGATTATCTAATTGTTGTTCGTCTGTTAAACCGTATTTTACTACATCTTGTTCTCTTATAGAGATACCCGCATATTGAAGTATTTTTGCTACTAAATCATTGCTGTCATCTATAGGTAATTCAAAATCTTGATAGTCTGCTGCTGTTTGGTCAAACATAGGTTCTCCATTATATAAAGTAATATATGTCCATTTGGGGTCTTTAGGATATCTTATGTATTGTGCTTGAACATCTTGTCCACTGTTTATTGTTGTTGGAAATACAGTTATAGAATCTCCTTCTTGAGTGTAGGCTGGAAATGTAGTATTAGGAGTTGTAAGTAAAGAACTATTAAGCATAGTTATTTTATTATGCGTAACTTTTTCAGCTTCACCTAATAAATTTCCCGCCGAATAACACAATACTTTATTAAGTAAATAATAGTCTGAACCTGTTGTTGTAACAGAAGGTAAGCTATAAATACTAGTGCTTAAAGTTTTTTGAGTTAGAAAACTTGTAACTGAAAAAGTGTCTATAACTTCCTCATATCCTAGTTTTATGTTTGCATAACCCGTACCTGACATCCTTGCGTTTTCTTCATTAATCTGCTCATTATAATTAAAAAAATATTCATCAAACAAATCAAGTTGAGCTTGTTTAGCGAATAAATTAAAATCATTAGGAGATATATATCCATAGTTATTCTTGTTGATAATAGCAAGCACAGTATTTCTTACAGAATTTATCATTTGAAAATCTTTTTACAAAGATACATAAAATAAAAAAGCACCTAGG